TGGTTCCAGCAGCTCGAGATCAGCGACTGGGTCCAGAGGCTCGGGCGCAGCGACTGGGGCCAGCGGCTCGGCATCAGCGACTGGGTCCAGCGGCTCGGCATCAGCGACTGGGTCCAGAGGCTCGGCATCAGCGACTGGGTCCAGCGGCTCGGCATCAGCGACTGGGGACAGCGGCTCGGCATCAGCGACTGGGTCCAGCGGCTCGGCATCAGCGACTGGGGACAGCGGCTCGGCATCAGCGACTGGGTACAGCGGCTCGGCATCAGCGACTGGGTACAGCGGCTCGGCATCAGCGACTGGGACCAGCGGCTCGGCATCAGCGACTGGGTACAGCGGCTCGGCATCAGCGACTGGGTACAGAGGCTCGGCATCAGCGACTGGAGACAGCGGCGTTGCAGTTGGTACAGGAGCTCATGCAACTGTCGAGTGCGGTGAATCCGGGTTGTGTGCAGTGACTGCGCCGCAAGTCTACTGGCGAATTCGCAAAGGTGCCGTGTTGTGCCAGCGGACCAGTGAAGGCGCATGGATGCTATTGGCTAACGGCATGAGCGACGTCAAAGACGGCGATCTGGTCTGCGTCACTAACGGCAAGTGGGAGTTGTGCAAGTAATGCCGCACGTAAACAAAGCCAGCGGCGGCCCCCATCACGGCCGCGAGATCACAACCGAGTACCTGCCCCGGACCGGCCAGCAGTACACGGCCAGCGATGGAAGCCGGTACGTGTTCTGGGAACCACAACGCAAGTGGGTCTATCTGGCGAATCAGGGGTATTAACAAGGAATCAACCATGAGCGAGAGAACGGTATATTCGGAATGGCAATCGCGGCAGCGAGAGGTTCACGCGGCGGAAGAATGGAACAACCTTCCAAATGGCCCGCGATACCAGAACGACAGCTTCAGGATCATGCCAACGCATAGCTCGATCAAGCTAACTCGCGGCGGCCAGCAGTCATGCGGTGGAAAAAACTACTGGGAGTCACCGGACGCACTGAATAAGGCATTGCTTGCTGTGATTGTCAAGAACAGCAAACAGATCATCGCAGAGGCAATTGACCTGATGAGAGCAGAGGAGCAGGCCGCGCTGCTTGGGTGCAAAGAATGGATTAGTGGAATGCAGGACGAGATTTCGCAGATTGAGAACGGAGCCGCGAAGCCGGAATTCGCGATTGTCGACTAACCAACAAGCGAACCGTCCTGCGTCGGCGACGCGGCCCACTGACCTGACGCGGGGCGGTTTTTAGATTCACCACAATAACGCAGGTAGGGAAATGAGCAGTGCCGCGGTGATGACCGTTAGGAATCTGCTCTCACATGGGTTTCATCAGCTTATGTGCCACGTTCAATTCGTGGGCCTGCGACTTACACAAACGGTGATCGTTTCACCGGCTCCGGCCCGAACAGAACTCGCAAGAGGGGCCGGAGCGAATTCAATCACGGCGGGTGTTCCGCTGTCGGCCCCGTTGCGATGGCCGTATAGGCGACGGGGCCGGTTTTAGACACGAAAGGGATGGCGATGACTGTTGATGAACTTGAGGCGTTAACTAAGAAGGCTGAAAAGACGCTGGGCTGTTCGGTTTCATTCGGGAAACTTCATGCTGGAGTCTGGTGGTTGAATCGATACACCGGCGATCCAGACGATGACATCGCAGACGCAACGCTGACCGAAGTCATCGCCAAGCTCCGCGAATGGGCCAGGCCGCCGAAACCGCCGACGCTAACGGTTGAGCTTCCGTTTGACGAAGCGGAAACCTATGCAAAATATGGCTCACTTACTGCTCTCGCGAACGCCTGCCGCGAAGCACTTAAGCCGTGGACGCAATCATGAACGCATCCAATCCCGCGTGGCAGTTCGTCGGCATCATCGCAGCCCTGATCGTGGTCGCGGTCATGTTCCGGGGCTGTGAAGGTTAATCGAATCCAAACCAAGGAAGGTTCAAGCATGCTCGTTCTGGCAAGGTCTGTTGACCAAAGTTTTTACATCGGCCCGGATATCCGTGTGACTATTGTTCGCGTCAACGGCGGCACAGTGCGAATCGGAGTCACGGCCCCGGATAGTTACCTGATCCTGAGAGAAGAACTCATTACTGGAGACACGCAAGATGCAGATTTACCACGTCCTAATGACTAACGGAATCGCGAACATGATCCAGCCCGTGGAAACGATCAGCCTTGAGCGAGCGGTGCTGATCGCAACTCGGATTCACATCCGACACGGCTGGTGGGTTCGCTCTGTCGATGGCGTGTTGATCGATGCTGATGTCGTGATGCCTGAAGAGGTTTGCGACGCTGTTGCTTAGTTCAAATTCAACGGGAGTAATCATGTCCACAGATATTGCAGTTTCACCCGCTCCGGCTCACGCAGGGTCTTCCTTGCTGACCGACTTTCGCGGTGCGGCCATGATGGTCCCAGCAGCGCAGATGCCTGCGGTGTTTGCCGAGTTTGACGAACGCCGCAGGCTGTTTCGTAAGTGGCTGTTTTCCAAGCTGAAACGCGGCGTGCATTACGGTGTCCCGCCTGGCTGCGAGCCGCGTGGAAACGTGGACCCGGAGCAGTGGGTCAATAAGCCATCACTCTATAAGTCCGGTGCGGATTTTCTCTGCGAACTGATGGGCTGGACGCCTAAGTTTTCCAACGACACGGAAACATGGGAGATGCTCGGCAAGCCGCCTTGCGTCTGCATGGTCTGCGTTCTGGTTGGCAGCGATGGCCGGATCTTCGGCGAAGGTCGCGGGGCTCGGTCGCGGGGCGAAAAGAAGATGGCCGACAACGCCACGATCAAAATGGCTGAGAAGTGCGCCAAGGTTGATGCCGTGATTCACGCTCTTAGCCTGAGTGACCTGTTTACACAGGACATGGACGAAGATCCGCCAGCACGCAAGCCGAACCCAAAGGCCGATCCGAACGCACCGGAGCAGGCACCGCGAACGGCTCGCATAGACGGCATGCAGTTGCGGCGACTCGTCACCAAGTGGCAAGAGAACAACGAAGGGCTGCAACTACCTGACTGGACCGCTTACGTCCAGCGAGTGACCGGCCGCGAGTTCAATGTGCGAAATGCCAACATGTGGACTATCGAAGATTTCGACGCGGTGACAGACGCCGTTAGATTGGACGAATGCGGTGAACTCCCCTACTGATATGTCCTGGGTCGATGAACTTGAACTAGATGTACTCGACCGCTCAACTCTCGAAGCGTGGGCTACTTGCCCGGCGCAAGCAAGGCTGATGGAAATCGGTGGCGTGATTCGCGAGAGCGTGCCGCTGACGGTCGGCTGCGAAGCACACGACGTTCTGAGCCGGGCCTTGCGGTTCTACTTGTCAGATCCCTACGAGTTGACGCCGTATGACGTGCGGGAAGAACTCACCCGGCAGATGCTCGATTCGCGGCCGGACCTGCAGCCGAAGGTCATTGAGAGCCTTCAACGAATGGTCTACGACTGGGTGCGGTTTGTCGCTCAGGACATGCACCACGAAAACATCCTGCGATACGATGGCGGGACTGGCGAGCACTCCGGTCAACTGGCATACGACCTGCCAAACATCGGCTGTCGTGTTACCAGTGAACTCGACCTGCTGTGTGCCGGTGACTCGCCAGACGTGCTGTGCGAGGTCGACTATAAGACCGGCAATACGCCCTACACGGCAACCAGCGTTAAGCAGTCGTTTCAGTTCCAGCATCACGCGGCGCTCGTGCTGAATACATACCCAGAAGTGCAAGCTCTTGAAGTCAGTGTCTGGGTGACGCGACTGAATCAGCGAACCCATCGCGTCATCTTCGACCGCAAGCATTTACCCGAATACATGTCACGAGTCGCGAAGGCCGCAGAACTGGCAATGCGATTCCGACGCCAGCCAATCGAACGAGTTCCGACATGGCCCGAGCAGGACAAGTGCGGACAGTGCCAAGCTAGCCACATGTGCCCGCGGCTTGAATGCCGTCCAGGCGATCCTATTGGCCTGCTTGAGCAACTGGTCGTGATCGAAAACGCAGAGGCTGAGATTCGCAAGCAACTCATTGCGACAGTGAAGCGAACCGGGCAAGACGTGGTAACTCCAGCCGGCGACCGCTTCGGCAAGGTGGGACCGAAGTCAGATGGCACATGGAAGCTAACTGCAGCCAAGGTTGAAGAACCGGAAGCCAGCGAATGAGCGGCCCCGAGTGCGACATCTGCCACCGCGACGTGAGCGGCACCGATCACCTGGCCCACAAGACAACCGGTAGCCGCATCTGTCGCGAGTGCGAGGCCAAGATAACACTGCACAGCCCCAAGGATTTTGTGAGGACGAAATGAACTACGCACAAGAGAGCCGACCATATGTCCGACGCCGCGCCCGTGAGATCGCTGGCGAGTTTGTTCGATACGAGCTGCCGGAACTCATGGCCGAACTGCGGCGGATCTATTACAGCCGAATTGCTCGGTCCGCGAAGTATTACCGGCAGCCGGAACCGAAGCCGACACCAATGGGGCCACCGGGGCCACGCAAGCAGATCGTGATCTCATCCGCGTCGATGGTCACGATTGATGGCGATGGCGTGCGGACTGAGAGCTGTGACTGAGTGGAGTTACTAACAACAGAGCCAGTTTTTCAGGGTTTTTTGAGGGAGTTACTAGCATGTCGACGGAATTTGCAGTGTTTGATGATCTCTGGCCAGCCGTCGGGCGAGAGCACGCAAACTGGTACTGGTGCAAGCGCCGAAGCACTGGCGAAGAACAGTTCTTCTTTTACCACGGTTGGAAGTGGATCTACGACGGGGTTCTGGTTAATTCGGAATCAATGGTCAAGGAATGGCAATTCGGACCTGCGATTCCAGATGCGGCACCACTTGCCGCGATGATCGAAAAGGTCGGGGATTATGACGCGATGCAGGCGGACTACGACCGACTCGCCGACAAGCTCACGAAGTTGGCCACGGGTGATCTCACGCTTGAATCTATGGAGATCGAGAACGGCTGCATGACTGCGGAGTTCGGCACGCGAACAGCGACGATCATGGCCGCATCGTTCAACGCTCTTCTGAAGGAACACGAGGCGGTTAACTATCTTGAGATGCAGTTTCGCGACCCAGAGGACGTGATGGTCACTGTGACGATTCAGCGACACCACGGTAAGACCCCGCATCAGTGCCGAGTTGAGGCGGAAGCCGAAGTTGCGAGACTCCACAAACTGTGTCCGAATTTGCAATAGCGCCAAGTGATAGGAATTACCCGACACTTAACTTATCTCAAAGTAGCCACGGAAACATGTGCAAACTCAAGGACGTAGTGACATTAATTCGCACATCGAAGTTGGATCTCTCTACTGAAAAGAGAGCCCAGTCTGATTTTGAACAACGCCTAAAGGACTCTGGTGTCTGGTATGAACGAGAGGTTCGGCTGTCGGATCACGACATCGTGGATTTCTTGATTGATGGAATTGCCATCGAGTTCAAACTGCGACCAAAGGGTAAGAAGGCCGTGTACCGCCAGCTGTGCCGGTATGCGACCTACGACCGAGTAAAGGCCGTCATGCTTGTGTCGTGTACCAGCATGGGGATTCCAGAGCAAATCGACGGCAAGGACACCTATTTCGTGAAACTGGGGGAGGCTTGGCTGTGAGAACGTACGGCGCAGTTTCGCTATCTGACGACGCGACTTGGTGGATGGTCACACGGGCTGAGCCGCATGTGTCTATTCGGCTAAAGCAACTGTTTCCATCAATTCCAAAGGGGGCTACGCCTCCGTATCGACTGCCGCACAACTTGTCGTCTGATGCAGATCTGGACTGGTTCATGCAGCGTTATCCGCTGGATATGACAACGGCCGATCGCGGGGCACTAACAGTCGGCCGGCAAGCCTTCCTGCAGCAACAGGCAGAAATGGAACGGATTCTGTTGCCAGAATACAAGACATCGGCAAACGCAACACTGCGAGAGGGACAGGAGTTGCGGCAATACCAGTGGCAAGCAATTGAAGTTCTGCGGCGCCGCGGCCGATTACTGCTGGGCGATGAGGGCGGCCTGGGAAAAACATATACCGCGGCGGGGTTCATGGTTTCGGAGCCGAAATCGCTCCCCGCCGCTGTCGTCTGCGATGCTCACATGCAACGTCAGTGGAAAGAGAAAATCGAAGCGTTTACGCATCTCAAGGTGCATCTAATAAAGAAGGCATCTGCTTACGATCTTCCCGCCGCTGATGTGTATGTGTTTCGAATCAGCCAGGTTTCTGGTTGGTCGGAGATCTTCGCGACCGGGATGTTCCAGTCAGTGACCTACGATGAGCCTCAGTCGCTACGAACTGGAACGGCAACTAATAAGGGGCATGCCTGCAAGGCCCTGTCGCAACACACGAAGTATCACCTCGGTTTGACGGCGACGCCGGTTTACAACTACGGCGACGAGATGTGGCACATCATGCAGTTCATCGACCGCGACGCGCTCGGCGAATGGGAAGACTTTTCGCGTGAGTGGTGCGATGCAATCGGGAACAACAAATACCGCATCAAAGAGCCCAAAGCCTTGGGTACTTACCTGCGAGAGCAGTATGCACTGATTCGGCGACTGAAGTCTGATGTAGGACAGCAGCTGCCGAAGGTCTCGCGGGTTGTCGAGCATATTGACTACGACAGCAAGTCAGTTGAAGCGGTCGAGGATCTGGCGCGGGCCCTTGCGATCAAGGCGACAACGGCCAGTTTCATCGAACGCGGAAGTGCTGCCCGCGATCTCGACATGATGATGCGGAAGGTGACTGGCGTCGCGAAGGCAAAGACGGTCGCTCAGTTTGTTCGATTACTCGTCGAATCCGGTGAATCGGTCGTATTGTGGGGCTGGCACCGTGACGTTTACGAGATCTGGAATGAAGAACTCGCAGACCTGAAGCCAGCGATGTACACCGGCAGCGAATCGGCAACTCAAAAGGATGAGGCCAAGCAACGATTCTTGGACCGCGAGACCGATGTTTTGATCATGTCACTTCGCAGTGGGGCCGGTGTCGATGGGTTGCAGTTTCGTTGTGCAACATGTGTCTTCGGCGAACTCGACTGGTCTCCTGGGATTCATCAGCAGTGCATCTGGCGACTGGATCGCGAAGGCCAGGCAAACCCTGTCACCGCATTCTTCCTGGTGACGGATGACGGCAGCGACCCGCCAATGATGGACGTGCTCGGCATCAAGGCGTCCGAGGCTCAGTCAATCGTTGATCCAGATTTGGGAATCGAGACTAAAGAAAACGACACCAGTCACATTCGAAAGCTAGTTGAGCGATATCTAAACCGTGCAAAAAAGCACGCAAAAGCCGCCTTGTTGGAATAAGCCACCAACGAAAAACGCTGAGTTTTGAGATACCCAATAACCCATGTCACACATATTAAGGAACTGACTGATGTCAATTGAATCTGGATGGTTGATCGAACGCCGCAAAGGCCCTGTGACCACGTGGGCGGCGGCAACCGAATCGGGATTTCACTGGACTGCAGAAGCCCATGAAGCAATTCGCTTCAGTCGTCGATCTGACGCGGAGCAGGTAGCGTCAATCTTAGGCGACGACGTTGACGCAATCTGTGAGCACCAATGGGGGCCAGATCTGGTATCGCCACCGCAGCCCGAGACGGCCGTGATTTTCCACTTGGCGGACAAGACGCTGGCTGTGTCCTTTGGTATTTCGATGTCCACAGGAGAAGAGTTAGACCAAGTCTGTCAATTCCTCAATTTTGATCCCGAGGTGCAGGCACTATTGATCAAGCGATTCCCGCGAAATTCGTAAGCCGGGTGACAGGTTTTACAAAGGACAGATTCTCAATGCCACAGTTCATTTTAAGTCACATCTCGAAAGTCGTCCGGGAGCCAGTCCGCAAGCAGATCGCTCAAACGGCATTTATCCCGGCCTGGGTGGCGTCTGGTTGCGAATGTGACGCATGCCGATTTCAGATCGAAGAACACAACGTGAGCGTGATGGTGCTCCAAATCCAGCACGGTCACAGGCTGTATTTGCACGCTGAATGTGCGAGGTCTGTGATCGTCGACGAGGCTCAGTAACCGCAGTCAGGACGAACACGATGACATTACAACCAGTCGATATTCAATTCCCGCTCCGCAATGGTCAGATGCGATTGATGTTGAGCCGGCAGATCACGAAACGCGAATTCGAGACGATTAAAAAGGTGATCGACCTCATGGAGGATTCGATCGTCATTCCAGAAACAGCACCCCCTGCGGCAGCTGAGTAACCATGTTCACAACGAATAGGAAAGAAAATCATGATCAAACAAGAAACCGCCGCCGCGATTTACAGCGCATATCGAGAAATCAAAGCGGCAACTGAATTGCTCGGAAATTTGGAAACCGAAATGCGGAAGTGCGGCGAACAGCCAGACCACGCCACCTTACGAGATGCCTTTGGACGCGAACGTGGCCTGCAGCTCGGAGTCCCAAGCGGCGAGAGTTCCCATCAGCTGTACAACGTAGCCCCTCAGCTGGCGGCTTCTGTTATTCGCGCTCACATCGCCGAGAAGCAAACCGAACTGGTCAAGGCCAACGAAACCGCCCGCATGGAACTCGACTTGCCGGACTAACTAAACGCGGTGACGAATCATAGGCATCTAAATAACAAGGAGAAAACACCATGCCGCACACTCCAGGGCCGTGGATCGCAGAGCAGGTTCTATCAGACGGGGAATACGATATTTGCCTGGATTATCAGGTTGCTGGTGCTGGCAATCCAGTCCTGATCGCCAGCACTTATGAGGACGAGGACAACCATCCGGTTCCAGCACGCGATGCCGCTGCAAATGCACGATTGATGGCGGCTGCTCCCGATCTGCTGGCGGCTCTGCAAGGCGTACTGCGCGTTGCCGACAGGGCAACAGTCGAATTTGACGCTGCCCGAGCAGCAATCAAGAAAGCTACCAAGTAACGGAGTTTAGGCAATATGGGCGACGGAACAACGTGTCACGAATGCAGGCAATCACACAAGCTGTGCGAGTGCCCGGAGCCAGCTGAATCCAAGTGCCCGATGTGCGGGATTCCATACACCGAACACGACGGACTAATTCCGCTCTGCCGTCGCTATAACCGACTTCGGGTCGAGATCCGATCGCTGATCAATGAGTGGAAAAGCGAGCCGAGTAATAAGACGGTCGACAAGATTGCCCAGCTTGAATGGGCGTTAGACGCGGCTCAGAACAATCAGACAGCCAAGTGAAAGGTGTCAGGCAACACCGAAAAACCCTGAAAAACGAGTTAGGTAACTATGAGATTCGGATCGTTCGCGAGTGGGATTGAAGCTGCCAGCGTAGCCTGGAAACCGCTCGGAATGCGTCCGGCGTTCTTTTCCGAAGTTGATAAGTTCTGCGGGTCGTTATTGTCGCAGCGACACAGCGACGCGCCGAACCTGGGGGACATGAATGAAATCACAACGCACGCTCTTCGGAGATGTGGACGCATTCGCGGACTCATTGCTGGGACACCTTGTCAATCATTCTCGGTCGCCGGCGATCGAGGGGGGCTTGAAGACTGCCGCGGACAACTCGCACTCCGAGCTATCCAGCTGGTGGAGTACCTACAGCCGGAATGGTTTGTCTGGGAAAACGTCCCCGGTGTTCTGTCATCTAACTCCGGACGGGACTTTGGAACCTTCATCGCAACGCTGGCAAAACTCGGGTATGGGTGGGCCTACCGAGTCCTGGACGCTCAGTACTTCGGAGTTCCGCAGCGACGTCGTAGAGTCTTCGTTGTCGGACATCTTGGAGACTGGAGACGTGCCGCAGCGGTTCTTTTTGAGCCCGACAGCCTGTACGGGAATCTTAAGACGTGCCGCCAAACGCAACAGGAAATTGCCGGAACAATTACGTCTGGCTCTGGTCGCCGTCGCGGAGCAGGAGTGAATCCCAGTGAAATCGTCGCTGCCCTGACTGCCTGTGGCGTCGGCACATGCTGCGCCGACGACAACCAGGCTCAGGCAGGTCACATTGTACCTGCGCTGACAACCAAGCCTTTTGCTGATCGTGAAAGCGAGGAGGGGAAACTTGTCCCCGTGGCCTACCGAGTTGGCGGTGATGGGGACGTGTGGGAGTCAGGCGAGAGAGTCGCAGCCCTGACGACAGGGACCGACCCTAACAGCCATGTTCTAGTCTACGGCGGGGCCAATACCAAGGGGCCAATTACCAAGGGGCCAATTACCAAGGCGACGGCCTGCAATGCTAAAGGCGGGACTGGCCGCAGCGACTTCGATTCCGAGACATTCATTGTCCAGCGTGCCGTCCGACGTCTGACCCCCCGTGAGTGTGAACGTCTCCAGGGGTTCCCAGACGATTACACGCTAATCACTCATCGAGGAAAGCCCGCAGTAGACGGACCGCGATACAAGGCCATCGGAAACAGTATTGCCATTCCAGTGTTGGAGTGGATCGGACAGCGGATTCAGCAAGCATCCGGGTAACAGTTATTACTCCAGTCTCAGAACCACAGGAGAAATGCGAATGAGTGAATGGGTGACGCACGACAAGATCAGTCGCGACATACACGACGGCGACATTTGGTGGCATGACAACGGCGAGCAGATCTATCCCGTAAACCTGATGTGGTGCCCGCTTGGCGAGTACTTCTTTGCATCAACTGGCCAGTGGGGGTGGACTCGCTCGCAGCCGGTCAGCGACATGGGAGGGCGATGGATGCCCTGTATCGAGCCAGAGCCAGACAAGCAGTTTCGATCAACTGCCGGCTGAGTGAGGTCAGGCGGTTTATCAGCGTTTTTTGGTCCGAGATATCTGAAATCATCAGGAGTTAGGCAGCATGGCCATAAGATTTCACGACACGATTCGCGGCGTTGAAGTCGAGATTACTGCAACCGATTTCGACGGTGATGAATCTGTTGGAATCAGTTATGGGCCGGAGCAGGTATTCGCCAAGCGACTGGATGACGGAACCGATTTTGAGTTGACCGACTCGGAAATCGAATTGGCTGGAATTACAGCAACTGAAATCTATTACGAGGACGTACCGGATTACCCATGAACAAACCAAAGCCAACATTTGCCCCGGTCTATGCTGCGATGTACCCGGAGATTGCCGAGACAGTTCGGCGGCATGGTTACGCACTGGCGATCCACGGGAGCTTGCAGAGGGACTTTGACCTGATCGCAATTCCTTGGGTCAATCAGCCATCAACTGTAAATGATGTCATTGACTCTCTGGTGTCCGAGTTCGATCTAAAGCTGATCGGAGCCGGAACAGTTCATCCGCACGGACGCACGGTCTACACGCTGTCGTGTGGGTGGGGCGAGTGTGCGTTAGATCTGGGGTTTATGCCAGCGTCTTATTATCGGCGAGGCGCTCCGGTCGATGCACCACCAATCGCAGAAAGCCCGGAGTTTGTCCCGTGGCAGTGCGAGTGCGGCGGCCAGCGGGCCGAGGTGTGTGGTACTGAGGACGGGCAGCCAATCGAGGGCACTTGCACCAAATGCGGCGGAGTTCTCAATCTAACGGACGAATAGGTGCGTAGCGCCTAACTCACGCACGAAACCCAGCGATTTCGCTGCAAACATCGGCTAATTGCCAATCACCAAGAAAGCCCCCAATGTCCAACCCGCACCTAGCAGCAATAGCCGCAGCAACAACCGAGGCCGAACTGAGCCAGGCCCGAGACGAAGCCTATCACGCAATCGAGGCCAGCGACAAGAACCCAGCCGGGCGCGCAGTCAACAACACCCGCGTGCTCAGAGCGGTCAGTGAACGGCGGCGGGAGCTGGGCCTGTGCTGGTTGCCGTCACATGAGGATGAACTGGAGCCGCTGCCGGAGCGGTTGCTGGGCAAGTAACGATCACTAACACCAGACTGGAGACCGAACGTGCAAGAGTTACCCGTCCGTAAAGGCCCACTGATGGCCGCTGCCCTACTAGGTCTATACGGCATGGCGCTGCCCGAAATGGCACCTGCACCAACAGGCAATGCGCCAAGCCGACGCAACCCATTCAAGCCAACAATCCCTGCGGCTGAACGCGAGAAACGCCGCGCCAAACGGAAGGCCGCAGCGGCAAGCAAGAAGCGCAACCGAAAGTAGCCAACCATGAACGCCGTCATGCTGTACCCGGCATTCAACTGGATCTGCCCGTGCTGCCAGCGTGACCATTTCGAGGTCGCTCGCGGTGAGTTCGCCCTGCCGCCGGAGATTGTTCGATGTCCGCACTGTGCTGAAGAGTTCGAGACGACGACCAAGCGGGCGACTAAGCAAGTTCTGTAGTCGGTTGCTGGGCAAGTATTAAGTATTTCTGAATAGTTCAACCTGTAAGTGATGCTTACAAGTTCAAGACTGGAGACATTAAAGCATGAAGCTCGAAGACAATGACTGGTCGATTCACCACGGTGACTGCATCCCGCACATGGCCGAAGATATGGAGCCGCAATCCGTCGATTTAGCCGTGTTCTCTCCGCCGTTTCCTAGCCTGTACGCATACACTTCCAGTGAGTCAGACATCGGCAACACGGACACGGTTGGAGCAGAGGCAAAGCTGCACTTGGGGTTCTTCTTTAAGGCACTGGCTCGCGTTTTGAAGCCGGGCCGCGTGGCGGTCGTGCATGTCTGCCAGATTGCCCGCATGAAGCGCAGCGGTGAAGTCGGACTGTGCGACTTTCGCGGACTCAATATCCGTCTCGGTGAGCGTGCGGGGCTGGTCTATGAGTACGACTGGTGCGTCCGCAAGAACCCGCAGGCGCAGGCAATCAGAACGCGGTCCAGGGAGTTGCAATTCGCGGGGCTGGAATCAGACCGAGCCAAGCAACGCGGCGCGATTGCGGATTACCTGATCAAGTTCCGGGCGCCGGGCGAGAACGCGGTGCCGATCATCAGCAAGGGGGATGTGAGCCGTAACCAGTGGATTGACTGGGCTGAAGCCGCATGGATGGACATTCGCGAGACCAACACGCTGAATGTTCGCGGGACCAAGGGTGAGGACGACACCAAGCACATTTGCCCGCTGCAGTTGGACGTAATCGAGCGGGTTGTGCGGCTGTACTCGAATCCTGGCGAGTTGGTGTTTTCGCCATTCACGGGCATCGGCAGCGAGGGCTACATGGCACTTAAGCTAGGCCGCAAGTTTCACGGCTGCGAACTCAAGGATGAGTATGTCGCCACGGCGGCCCGCAATCTGGACTCAGCCAAACGGCAGTTGAATAACGACAAGCAATCAAGCCTGTTTGCGGACGACGAAAGCGAGGCCGTTCATGTTGGTTGATTTTGACACCGCTTCAATGGCGAGCTATCGCCAGTTCCTGAAGCTGAAAAGACTGCCGGTTTATTCATGGAGCGGCGCAACGGCAGTGATTCCCGATGAGTATTCCGCTGCCATGTCCGGTGTGACGGAAGCCCCGGAAGCCGAGCGAGAGTACAAGCCGTCAAAGTATCTGTTTGACTATCAGCGAGACGTGGCCGCGATGGCGATCCGTAAACAGAAGTTTGCCGTGTTCGCGGAATGTGGGCTGGGCAAGACTGCGATTCTGCTGGAGTTTGCACGGCATGCACTGGCATCTGTTGCGGCAACGGATGGGATCTTGATCGTCTCGCCGCTGATGGTGATCCCACAGACGATCAGTGAGGCCAATCGGTTCTATCCGAAGATGAAGATTAAGCAGATTGCGGCGGCGGATCTGCAGGCGTGGCTCGACAAGCCAGACAAAAACACCATCGGCATCACCAATTACGAAGCCATTCGCGAGGGGCTGAGTCCGGGGCGGCTGGCAGGACTGGTACTAGATGAATCCAGTTCACTTAAAAGCCATTACGGGGCATGGGGCTTGCGGCTGATCGACCTCGGGCGCGGGCTGAAGTGGAAGCTGTGCCTGACTGGAACTCCGGCACCGAACGACCGCATCGAGTACGCCAACCATTCGATCTTTCTGGACCACAAGAAGACCACAAACGAATTCCTGGCCCGGTATTTCGTCAATCGTGGCGAGACGCAGAATCGATGGGAGATCAAGCCGCACGCCCTGCGGCCGTTCTACCGCGACCTGTCTCACTGGTGTATTTTCTTGAGCAACCCGGCGACATACGGCTGGAAAGACAACTGCGAGACCATTCCGCCGATCAAGGTTCACATCGACCATATCGACTTGACCACCGAGCAGCGGTCGGCATCGCAGAAGCTGACCGGGACCATGTTCGTAAACAACATGGGCGGCATCGGCGAACGTGGAAAGCTCTCGCAACTCGCCAAGGGCAAGGGCGGCGTGGCGACCAACAAGCCGGAATTCATTCGCAACATGGTCGATTCGTGGCCGGATGAGTCTACGATCATCTGGTGTCACTACAACGACGAGCAAGAGTCGATGGAGCGAGTGTTTCCAGATGCGGTGAGCATTAGCGGCGACACGCCGCACGAGAAGCGATTGCAAGGCGTCGAGGACTTCAAGGCTGGACGCAAGCGGGTGCTGATCAGCAAACCAAAAATTCTGGGGTTCGGGCTTAACCTGCAGATCGCGACTCGGCAAGTGTTCTCGGGACTACAAGACAGCTACGAGGAGTTCCACCAAGCCGTTAAGCGTTCCAATCGTGTTGGCTCAACCAGGCCACTCAACGTGCATATTCCGGTGACGGAACTTGAGGAGCCAATGATTGCGAACGTGCTCCGAAAAGCGGACCGGGTGCAGAAGGATACCGAGGAGCAGGAAGCGATCTTTAAATCGGAGCGACTTCTGTAACAAAACACCAGCAAAACACCCAGTTTTTAGTAGCAATTTACAGCGGTTTCGGTGACAATGACGCCACTCAAAAAGCGAACGGGGCGGCGCTAGTCACGCCACCCCGCTCTGCACGCTGAGAGGCTGTCGTCAAACAGCCGTCAATCAACGCACTGACCGGCACGATACCGGGACTGATGCCGAAACGCAAGATTAACCGCCACAAGTGCCGCATGCCGTTACGGTTGTGCGGATTGTGGCCACGCACGAAGCGAAAGGGAAACGCGATGGCGAAAACTAAGTCGGCTTATGCGCAGAAATTATTGGACCCCCGATGGCAGAGGAAAAGGCTTGAGATTCTGGAGCGTGCCAAGTGGGCCTGCGAGGCATGCGGCGATGAAAGCTCACCACTGCATGTGCATCACGGCTTCTACCGCTACGGCACGGAACCGTGGGAGTATCCAGATTCGTCACTGCATTGCTTGTGCGAGGCGTGTCACGACTGCGCGGACCACCAGCGGCGAGAGCTGCAAGAACTGTCGGCGTCACTGGACTGTAATTGCCGCGACCTGCTGACGGAACTGACCAAGGCAATGTTAATGATCCATGATGGATCTCGGGACTCACTGCTGAGTCTGATGTGCGATCTGACACACGAGCGGATTCGGAACCCCAAGAGCCAGGATGACGAGATTCGCGTGACTGTGGTCCGGGATCTCTAAGTTTGTGTTGGTCGCATGAAGCGAAAGGTTTAAGGCACGATGCGTGATTACGCAACAATTAGCGCCAAGTTTTGGGTGGGCCAAACTGGCCGCCAATTCCGTGGAGATGCTGACGCACAGCGGCTCGCGTTTTACTTAATGACATGCCCGTCATCGAACATGATCGGCATGTATTACTTGCCGCTACCGACGCTGTGTCACGAAGTTGGTATCCCCTTCGAAGGGGCTTCGAAGGGGCTTCGAAGGCTAGAAGACCTCAATTTTGCGGCTTACGACCATGAGTCGGAATGGGTCTGGGTTTACGAAATGGCTCGGTTTCAGATCGCGGAAAGTTTAGAACCCAAGGACAACCGAGTTAAGAGCATCAATCGGCAGTTCGCAGATTGTTATAACTGCCGATTCGCTAAGGCTTTTCATGATAAATACAAGGCCGCATTCCACCTAGTTGACATACCGGAAAGGGAACAAAAAACAGCAGTCAAGGTAAGCCCCTTCGAAGCCCCTTCGAAGCCCCTTGACAGCCCCTTCGAAGCCAGAGAACAGGAACAGGAACAGGATAAAAAGACTGCGCCGAAAATCGAAACGCCACCGCCAGCCGAAATCGCACCAGCACCAGTACCGCAACCAGAGCCGAAGCAAGTCCCCGCGCCTGCGGCGAAGTCCAACAGTCACGGCATGTGGGGCTGGATCAAAAATGAAGACCTGCACGACGTTGGCAAGATCATCAACTGGTTCAACCGAGTCTCCAAGGGCAAGCATCCGCTGATCGGTTCAAGCGAGACCGACAGGTTGAACGTGGTGGCCGCTGCGGTTCACTCCTGGACGAATGCGGAAGACCCGCACAAGTTGTTTTGCTGGATCATCCACAATCGCGAGTTCGGTTGCATCAAGGCCATCGAGGAAGACACCGCTTACCAGATGGTCAAAGAATACCTGCACCGCGAGGAGCCAGTTCAACGCAAGGGCAAGGTTGAGACCGTCGGCGATACGTTGCGCGAGATGTTTCCGGAGGTGGCGAAATGAGCAAGTTGCCACTGAGGGACTTTGAAGCCGAGAAAGCCGTGATTGGATCGATCCTTCACGACAGTGTGGTTCTGGATGAAATCGCACCACTGCTGAAGCCGGAAGACTTCGCAGGCGAGCACGGCAAGATCTACCGAGCCGCACTCAAGCTACACCGCAATTCAGATCCGGTCGACGTGGTTTCGGTCGCGAATGCGTTGCAGTTGTTCGGAGCCGCTGATGAAGGCTTCTGGGTGAAAATGCTCGTTGACGCTATGGAGAGCACATACCACAGCGGACATGCAAAGTATCACGCGAGCATCGTTGCGAGCAAAGCAAGCGATCGTAGGCTGTTGGAAGCCCTGCAGCGAGGGGCGGACGAACTACAAACTCAGGCGGTTGACCGATTCGCCGTCATTAACCGCATCGAAAGCGAAATTGACGCTCAGTCTGAACAACGCACAAACGGGCGAGCAATCGCGGTCAGTGAAGTGTTGCTGGACATCATTGCCGATCTGGAACGCGAGACCCCGCCAGGCATCAAGAGCGGCATCCGGGAGTTGGACGCGACGACGGACGGCATGAAGCCCGAAGACATGATTGTGCTCGCAGCCAGGCCCGGTGTCGGCAAGAGTTCGTTGATGCTGGGGATTGCGACCTATACCGCCAAGACTGCGGGGCCAGTGCTGATTGTGAGTCAGGAAATGTCACGGGCGCAGCTTACGACGCGAATGCTGGCGGCGGCCTGCGGAACATCACCAAAGAGTCTGCGGGGCATGCTCAAGAATGACAACCAACGCAAGCCATTCATGGAAGCGGTCGAGGCAATCGGAAAATTGCCGCTACTGTTCGACGATCAGCCAAACCGCCATATGTCGGACATCGAAGCACTCGCCAAGATCCACAAGCGAAACGGGGGGCTGGCTTTGGTTTGCCTGGACTACTTGCAGTTAATTAAGCCCAACGATGGCCGCGCACCAGCGGAGTCGCAGATTGCTCAGATTAGCCGTGATTGCAAGATGCTGGGCAAGAGTCTGGGTCTGCCCGTACTGGTGCTGGCGCAACTTAATCGAGCCATTGAGAACCGCGACAACAGACGGCCGAAGTTATCAGATCTACGGTCGTCAGGTGCAATCGAGCAAGACGCTGACGTGGTCATGTTCCTGGACCGCAAGTCAATGTGGGACCAGCGAGCGAATCCAGAAGAGGCAATGTTGATCGTTGAGAAGAATCGTCACGGCGAGACGAAAGACATCGCCCTGACCTGGAACGGACCAACGATGAAGTTTTCGAACGTTGATAAGCCGACGTGGACATCGGCGGATATGTACAACCCAAGTGGAGATGGTGATGACTAATCGAATTTCAGTGTTCCAGCCGGAAGGCGACCGCGAGGCAGTCGGCAAGCGGGAACAAGTTCGGCAAGACGCCATTGCCACGATGGAGCGAGCAGCGAAACGACTCTACGACCCGGAGTACGACATCGAGGCTGAGATCAACCGAACCGCCGGCATCTTGGGACTGCTTGGCAAGAGTCTGGCGAAGAAGCCAAAGCCGAAATAACGACACCAATGATTGGAACGAAAATGGATCTTATTAGCACTCGCCAAACCGCGACCCTGCTGCATCGGGCGAAATGGATTCGCGACAAGGCCAAGCGGTTGTCACTGCGATACTTCGAGCATGACAACGCAATGGATATCGACACGATTTACCGAATGATGGTGACGGTCATTTCGAACTATGAATCGGACGCATTTCACATCGCGACTGATTCCGCAATTCAGGCCATCGACGCGATTTACTATCAACTAAACCAGCTTGAAGGCGAGATTCTAGACGGCACCGCGAACGATTACGAGATGCCGGGTGACAACGATTTCATTTAGGCCGCATGAGGCCAGAACCAAGGAGAGCAACGTGAACGGCGACTTTTGCTATGCCTGCGACGGAACTGGCGAGCGTGATTTTCTCTCGGGCGCGAAGTGCTACCACTGCGATGGCACCGGATGGCGCGATGATTTTGACGAGGATCTGGATGAGTATTTGGATGATGGCCCCCAGTGCGATGTTTGCGGTG